AGGGGGGATTTTCTTCAAATGAAATGCCTCCGAGTCCCAACACTTCAAAAACCAAGGCGATCGCCGCCGGAGTCCCTGCCAATCGATGCAATTGAAGAGCATTTTTTAACAGCGATCGCTTCTTTGCGAGGGTGTCAGCCAATGACCAGCCCTTATCCCCAAACACATCTAATTCCTGCGCCAAATGGGGCAAGATCGATTCGTCAAGGTTGTCGATATCCCACTTAGCAAGGGGGTCTAGGTTTTGGCACAGCGTAAAAGTTTTGATGATGTGCCAGAACGATTCAAACCTTGTCCCTCGGAAAACGGGCGTTAAATAGGTGGGGTCAACGGGGCAATCGTTACTCATTAGCTACCCCCACAAGATTGATGGTGATCGAGGTGATCAAGGGACGTTGGTTTACATCCACGGCGATCGCCGACGCTGGACTATTAACCGTGACCTCCTTTACCCCCTCAAGACTAAGGGCGGCAATGATTTGTGATGGCACAATGTCACGCCCCAACTGTCCAGAAATCTCGGTGGCATAGGCTTGGGCGGCGGCATTCAGATCGGCGGATAGTTGTTGACCATCGGCACTGGAAAGCAGCGTCACGTTTACGGATAACGCTTGGCTGACGTTCTGAGGCGAGAAAACTTTTACCGTGTCCGTCAGCGGGCGGCGATCGTTACGGTCAAGGGCGGCGATCACCTTCGAGATAATTTCCCCACTAGGCAAGCCCGTTTTCGTGAGGACGTAAACCTCCACAAAGAAGCGAGTAAGCTGCACATAGGGTTTCGCCGTCGCCGCTAAAACTTCCAACGGGACCGAACTCATGTCGATGTTGTAGGGAGAATTTTGCACCAAGTCAATAAAAGCCTGTGCGTTCTGTTCTGCTAAAACATTCTGCTGGGCAATCCGCTCGTCATCATCCAGCGATCGCACTGAAACGTTTGTGATCGAGGGGTCGGCACTCAGTACCAAGAATCGGTAAGCATCCCGACTCCCTGCGGTGTTCAGAGCGTTCAAGCCTAACTTGATGCGAGTGCGATAGGCTTCATCCCCTTCGGCATCCCCACCGGAATTTGTCACGGAAATATTGGTCACACTGGCAACGTTCGACACCTGATCAAACAGACTATTCACCTGTCCGACTGCATAGCCATTCGCCGCATCTCCGGTCACGGTGGCGATCGCCTCCCCTTGCCCCGTGAGGTCACCAGCCAGAACCACAACGTTATTCAACAGCTCAAATAAAAACTGAGAATCTGCCGTCCGAACCCTTGTCCCAATGGGAATCAAAGTAGCGTTCGGGCTGACAGTGGCGAGGGTAAATTCTAGGGTTGTAAGCGCGGCTTGTGGTTCCAAGCGTGGAACACCGTAGCCATCCCCCAACTGATCGAGGTTTGCACCCGTCGCAAAATTAACAAGGGTCTGCTCCCCTGCAAACTGGACTCCTTGCTTGGCGATCGTGGCGGCTTGGGCGAGATATTCAATCAGTAGACTTTCAACCTGCGCGGGAAATACCTCCCGTCCGGTTAGCTCGGTAAATTGAGCGGTAAAAGCCAACTGATCTGCTTGCGCGTCTGGCACTGCGTAAATGGGGTCTGGAAGGTTCATGCCGTCACCACCGTTTGATTCAAAATACCGCCCGTTTTTAGTCGCCAATCCAGATAAAGATCGACTTTGCCATAGTCGTTATTGCTATTGAAATCAAGGTTTACTTTTACAATTTCCACCCGTGGTTCCCATGTCAAAATCGCCTCGTAAGTCGCCGCAATCAATCGAGGACCGATCGCCGTTTGGGGTAAATCGACAAGGCTCGGAATATCGCTAGCAAAATTTGGGCGGTGGGGGATACTGCCCTTTGGCGTAAGTAAAATGATTTGAATACATTGAGCAATATCGTCAAGACCTTCCAGCACCACCCCATGCGTAGAGAGGGATGGCGACCAGTAACCGCTTTGAATATTGCTGAGAACTTTTGCTGCAGACACTAAAATAGTGTGATTTATATACTCCCCAAATTATGCCTCAAGTAGCGAGAATTGGCGACAGCATTGACCACGGCGGCACGATTATTGAAGGCTCACCAGACTGTAACTGCAATGGTTTGGCGATCGCCAGAGTAGGAGACGCGGTAATCTGTGACATCCATGGGGCGCAAACGATCACCAGTGGCATTGACTCTGTTCCGGTGAATGGGCAGGCGATCGCCGTGGTGGGGAGTTCCGTTTCCTGTGGCGCAGTGGTGACGACCGGATCACCGGATGTTAACGCGGGGTGATTACTTCAAACGATCGCTGTGATTCAAGAAGGACTATCCATGCTGTTGCGGTCAATTTAAACAAGAAAAAACCGCCCATGATTGAGCGGTCGGTGATTATTCTTCAAAATGGGATTTTAACGCTCGCTTTCAATAGATTGATTGAGCGCTTCTTTGGCGATCGCCACCGCATCCACATGGGGATTAAGTTCGATTTCCTCAAGGGCGGCACGGTAGCGACGGGCGAGGGCATTAAGCTTTTTAAGCTCTGCCCTCATTAATGCTGTGGGGCTAGGCTTTTGCATTTTTTCGCACCAGTGAAGCTTGGCATTTATTAGCAACGCCAACGACGCAGTGACCATGGGCGTAATGTTCTACCTCGACACCTTCGCCTTCAATCTTTAAAATCACTTCGTCAGGGTCTAGGTTCAATTGTGCGTCAACAAAATTGGCATAACACCACACTGCCCCGTCTTTTCTTAGGTCAAAAGGGTCAGAATCAGCTTGGGCAAGATCATCAACCCATTTAGAGCCTTTTAAGCCATTAGCTTTAATCTTTCCCCATACCTCGCGAGATGTGACATGGAACCCAACAATCTGTTTCGTTTTCATTTTTTTATTTCCGTAAAATAGGCTTTTTGCTAGAAAGAAATGCAACCGCTTCTGCCAAAGTCATATCGCCATTTGCAACCTTTGCCGCTGCTAAATCAACGTTGTAGCTCTTGGGGCGTGCGCCAACTGGAAGGAGCTTTGCAATATCGCCTACTGCTTGATTCTCTTTTTGCTGCTGCCAGTCACAAAGCCATTCATATTCTTCTTCAGGGGAAGAAAAACTAGGAGCAAACTCAGGGAGTTCATACCCCGTCAAACCAATTCTTTTCATTTCAACTCCAATTTTTTTGCTAACGAACCGACAGACGACCCGCCCTGCAACAACAGCCTTAACTCAGAGAACCTTTGCCCATTCACGGACTTCGAGGAGGCTTGAAGCTTGGAGGTGGTTGAGGATTGCTGTGGGGTTAGTCATTGTCTTGCGCGGGGTACGTCCCGGAACGTCTTTACTTCTTAAGAATAACAAACTAAGATATAATTGTCAACAATTTGATTAAATTATTTTTATGTCTAAGCCAAAGTCAGTCCCTACAACGGTTTTGCCGTCTGACGCTCACCCGTCAATCACCCGCCAAGCTTACTATGCAAGATTGTGTAAGGGGTGGGATTTGGATAGGGCAAAATCTGAGCCTGCCCATAGAAGCCCATCAACTCCATTTGAAGGGATGGTCCGTGGCAGGAGTCTAGGTTTTCGATTGCCCAAGGAATGGGAGCCGGAATATTTAGCGGCTGTTGCAGAGTCAGGGCTGACCGCTTCTGATTGGGTGGCGATCGCCGTGGGGGAAAAGCTAAGGAAACAATCGCCTTAGGACAGCCTAATCAGTTCAAATTTATCTGTCCAGCATTAAAGTCCAAATTCCCCCCGCTGCCAAACTGACTTTGTACCGTGCCATTGAAGGTGACAGAGGGAGCGGTCGCCGTAACTTCCACCGCAGACTCTAGGGCGATCGCACCAGTAGCGTTAACCGTCACCTCTCCAGCACAATTGATGGTCAGCTTGCTCTCAGCTTTGTCGTACTCGATAGTTGTGCCGTCATCAAAAGCGATGTGATGTTTGCTCGGATCACTGACGGGCGGCGTGGTTTGCTTCGTATAGAGCGCACCCATGATCACGCCATCATCCCCATTGGGAGACAGCAGGACAATCACGCGATCGCCAACCTTGGGCATGAAATAAGCCTTGTCTACACCAGCGAAGGGAAAACAGACAGGGATAGGTTTGGTGAGAATGCCAGGGTTTTTGTCACTCAGTAAGACCCGTGCTTTGCCTTGGGGTGCGGCACTGTCGTAATCGGTTCCGTCAATTATCCCAGTCCGATAAACGCTATCACTCATCGTCATCCTCACTAGGGGCGATGGTAAATAAATCCGCCTCGGCGATCTGGATTTTGCCGTCTTCAGTGGGTTCCAAAAAGTTCTGTTGCACCGTCGCCACACCGTAGGCGTTCATACTGAGCATCCGTTGGTGAATGTCCGCCATAACGCTCTGAATCTCTGCATTTTGCTGAGGGTTCAAGGTGACTTGCGCCGCTGGTTTGATCTCCAATCGACCAAGCTTATCAACGCCGCCCAACTTACTATTTTTCGCCGCCGCAATGTATCGGCATAGGGTTGTATAGGGACGCACCCAGTTAACCTGCATCCATGTATTCTTGCGATCGCACCAGTCAAATTGCTGGATAAGCGCGGCATTTGTCCCATTGCCCATGCTTTGTCCTGATGAATTTGATTGGTTAAAAATCTTGTAGGCAGGGAGATCGACGTTGGACAGAAATGACCGCTCTTGGACATTGATAATCGCGTCAACGCCAGAGAAATTGCGGTGGATATATTCGGCTTTTTCTTCTTCGAGGTCAATGATCAACGCCTTTAACCACGATCGCCCCATCTCAGCAGTGGACAGCCGTTTTTTGATTTGCTGCTCATTATTGTCATTGCCGCTGACCATATCCTGACCAAGCTTTTTGCCTAATCCCTTGATGCCATAAACCATCTGGCTGTAGTCCTGAATCATGCCAGAACCCGCCATGACCGAGAGATTCCAGCTTAGATAGGAATTAATGACCCCCTGCAATACCGAGTCATTGTGACCCTCATTGGTCAGGTATCGATCCGAGTAAAGTCTTGTGCCGGGGAATCGGAGCACGCGGGATTTATGCCACCGCAAATCGTCTAGTTTGCCACTGCGATAAATTCGATAATGTTCTGGGGATAGGCGATCGCCGTTACCAACATATTCGGGATGGACCTCATAGCGATCAAAAACTTTCAGCCATTCAATCGATTGGATTGCCCCAAGCTCGACAGGTTCTGAGGGGTCTTTCCCGTCAGCGATGCCCATGACAATAAACCCATCACCGTACAGGCGACCGAGGATTGATGCCCGTGCAAAGGCACTTTGGATCGAATCAAAATCCCCTGAAAATTCAATTTGCTTCAGGTATTCTTCGATGGCGATCGCCGAGTCTGGAAAGTCTGGAGTCTTTGTTTTTAACCATGCCAGTTCACAATCTTCTGGATACGCCGTCACGATATTTTGGATCAATCCAGATCCACGATATAGCTCTTGGATTTCCCATTCGTGCAACGTATAGGACGCATTGATGCTAACCCCAGAGCGTGTTTTATCTCGCTGTGTTCCCACCCCCGTATTGTTGTTGGCAACAGAGGAAATGATTCGGCTCAAACTGGCACTGTCTAGTCGGGTTTCGTTCATATCACCATTATTGCTGTCGCACTATCACCACCGATCGCCACAGCCTCACCATCACCTTCACAACCACAGAGAGCATCCAAGGCACTCTGGGCATCCCAACCGCTAGGGATATTGGTTAACGCGGCATCGATTCGAGCTTGAAGCGTGAAAAGTGCCGTAATGACGGGCTGATAATTCATTTTCTCAGTTGAATTTCTAAACTTTGCCGATCCGCTGGCTTCCACCAATGCTTGATCATTTCGATTAGTTTGAATCCAGAACGCCGCCACAAAATAAGGGCGGTATTCGTCCACCCCATTCCTCAGAGCTTTACTCTCTCCTAGCCAAGCATCAATCTCGGCATCAAACGTCGTCACTTCGGCTCTGATACCTGCTTTTTGTTTGGCGATCGCCCTTGCATTTTCGAGTGTGGGAAACATAGGCTCGACCAAATAACTGTGTCAATTATAGGCTACTAAATTAGTGTTGTAAGTTTAACGGCGATCGCTATCCCCACAAACTAAGCTGTTTATTTCCTATAGGCTTAATTTCTTCTATCGGGGCAATGCTTTTTGGCTTATCAATTTTCTCCGTAGGCTTTTGGGCAACATGGGCAACTAATTCAAGTAATCGTCCGCCCCGTTGCTTGGCGATCGCCGCGTCCCATTCCTGAAAATCAGGGTCAAGGTAAGCAGATAACAGGAATTGAGATTTATATTGCCCCGAAACAATATCGCTTTTGTTTGCGCCTAACCCCATCAATCGCTCAAAAATATCTAGCAATTCAGCAAAAAAGCTACGCCGAATCAATACTGCATCCATTTCAAATTGCACGGGGAATAAATCTTTGCTTTGAGCTTCCTGTGCCAAAAATAAAATATGCTTTTGCCCTGATTCGGCGATCGCCATAGTAAACGGTGGCTCAGGGGGATTTAATAACCAGTCACGCATCTCAACGCGAGTAGCGAGATTTTTGACAACAGGGAAGCCCCCATGCTCACCGTCAAACACGGGAGAAATTAAATTAGAGCCTTGATACAACCATGACCAGTTCCGAGCGTACAAAAGGCTGTATTTGCCCTTGGATTCATTCCAGTAATTTGCACGAGTATCAATGGAAAATTGACAGCGATCGCACAGGCGATCACTGCTCGGGAATTTGGCAAAGCAATGGGCAGTGAATGTATTTTTAAGGGCTAATTTATTGGGGGCTTGTGTTATTCCACAAAGGTAGCAATTAGACATGATTTAAGACCTCTGGAAATTTATCGGCAAACCGCGAGAATATACTTGGATAATGCTTGCGTAATTCGACTAAGCGTCCCCAGTTAACCCCTGTAGTCCCAATCGGACAGCCGTTTCGTATCGTCATTCTGTCCCTATCGTACATAGCGGGATATTCAAGCTTGTTCATGTCAATGTATTGCCAAATTTCTTGCGTTGTGAAATTTGCGGCAGGAGAACAAACAATCAAGTCATCTTTTTTGTTTTGGTGTATTTGACCATGCTTTTTTAGATACATAGCCCGACCCTTTGATTCTTGCTTTCTTATTCCCCACGCATAGCCTTTTACCCCGTTTATTTCTTGATATTCTTGCAAGGGGTCATACATTAATTTTTGATTGATTATCTTGTCTGCTTTCGTATCCATTGTTCCCTCCAATGGGACACCTAAATCTATATACAAATGCCACAAATCACGAACGGGGCAAAGCTCTACAACGTTTTCGCCGTCTGACTTCCACTTGTATATCAACTCAATGCAATCATCCCACTCAGCAAGATAACCTTGATTTATCCAAACCAAGGGGACATCTGGGTAAACTTGCTGAATTAAATGTTTAGCGACAAGACTATCTTTCCCCCCAGAAACAGAGCAATAAACTTGGCGATCGCATTGTTTAAGCCAATCTTGAATGATTAACAAAGCTTTTTGTGCCTTGCGCTTTACCCAAGGATATTGCACCCCGTCCCCTGTGCTTAACATTGCCTTACCACCTCTGGCATTACGCACAGCAATTTATTCTCAGGCAACCACGCAGGAGGCTTGTAACCCCATCGCACAATGTTGTGGGACAATGACAGCCCCAACATGGTCAATCCTTCCGTAGGGATTGGTTTCATCAACTCCCCATCCCGAACTAATGACCAATCTTCAGCGATCGCCGTGACTTCCCACCGCACAATCTGACCATAACCATGACTGCGCTTTTTCCCAATGCCTGAAATATCAGAAACAATGTTTTCTATGGCTTGGCGATCGCCTACTGCGAACCAATCAATACGAGAAGTTAAACGAAGGAATAAAGGTAAATCATAGGATTTTTCGCCCCCTTCAGACGTGGAAAATTTAGGCTT